CGTATTGGCTGTTTTCGGCATTTGTCGCGGGGATGCCTCGCCCGACGACCGACTCTGGCATCGCTTACCGCTGGATCCACGGCAGCTTCAACTTCATCGCCGCAAACCTCACGGAGACGCTGCATGCCCGTTACCCGCAAGCCCCTCTGCCGCCTGACCAACTGCCTGCCGCTAAAAACGGCTCGCCAGTCTGAGAGGCTTGCCAGGATTGCCGCCTGCGCCGCATGGTTCCCCGATGTAGCCGGTCACGTCAATCGCCTTCCCTTTGAAGGCTGCCTGACGTTGGTAGATATCGCCAGCGATAAACCGCCGAGTGGTGCTCGAGGCCACCGTGTAGTCCTGACCCGCCACGCCGCGGAAACCGCCCTGCCCAGCCTGATGGGCATGGCGGTCGACTACAAGGCCGGCTGGGACGGGCATGACGCACGCCAGAAGTGCGGCATCATCACCAGCGCACGCATCGAGGGCGACCGCCTTATGGTGGCTGGCTTCGTGTACGCCCGCGACTTCCCCGAGCTGAAGGCCAAGGCCAGCGAAGCCCCGGCCAACGCCGAAGACGAGCTCGGGATGAGCTACGAACTCGCCGACGCGCACGTCGTCGATATGCGCCAGCAAGTCTGGACGCTCTCTCGCGCGACATTCACCGGCGCTGCCATCCTGCTGCGCAGCAAGGCCGCATATCTCGCGACCTCATTCCATATGCGCGAGCCCGGCAAAGCCCCTGAGATGACTGTCAAAAGGGCCCTGAATCGCCATCGCAAGGCACGGTTGAACGTAGGGAACTGACCTCTACAACAACGCAACGTGGAAGGAAAGAACATGAAGCTCACAAGGTTTGCTCTCACCTGTGCAGGTGCGTTGTCCATACTGCTTTGCGCGCCTGGCGCCCCGGCCCAGACCCCTGGAGCGGTGACGAAGCTCGAATGCGCAACCGCGTACAGCGACGCCTCGGTCAGCATCTTCAAAGCGTCTTGGGATCTCCGGGAGCCGGGCCGGCAAAAGGCCTGGGCACTGGCCGAGGCTCTTGACGAAGCCGCCACGCTCGTCGGCGAGGAATACCCCACCGTGGCCCCGGACCTTTGCACCCCGGCACAGATTGCATCCGTGCATGCTGCCTCAGAGAGGTACAGCGTCCTGGCCCTGGCCGCCTCTCAGAACGGCAGCCAGCAGAAGGCCGCAAAAATCAAGGGCGCCATGGACGCCGCTTTGGATCCCGACAGGCCAACCCGAACAGGAGAACGAAATTGACCAGCCGCATCCAGACTTCCCTGCGCTCCAGCGTCGCTGTGCTTTGCCTCGTTGGCGTGCTGATCACCACCGGTTGCACTCCTGCGCAAAAAAAGACGGTGTACCAGATCGTGCAGAAGATCAACGCGTACGAACCAGCCGTGGTGGCAGCTCTGGAGTCGGCCGCGGCGACGATCGAGGCGCTGGATCCTGCGATCGCTCCTCTCCTCATGATCGGTGTTCCTGCATTCAATGTGCTCGCCAAGACTTTCGAAGCTGCCACAACGGCATATCTCGCAAGCCCAAACGCCACGACTCTGCAGGCGCTGCAGGCAGTGATCAACACCCTCCAGACAGGCGCGAACACCGCGGCTGCGAATGCCCTGCACATCGAGAACCCTGTGCACCAGGCATTGGCAATTGCGGGGCTGAAGCAACTGCTGTCCCTGGTATCAATCGTCTTCGGACTCATCTCCGCCACCGAGACCACGGCGCAGCTGCAGGAACTCGCCAGCCGCCAGCAGATCCAGCTTGCGGCCCTCCGGCCGTACATGGACGAGCAGACGCTTGAGCAGGCCGTACGGGACGAGGGAGCGCCTCGGCTTCTGCCGGCGAGCCGGGCGGTAGACCTCGCGTTCGACCAGGCGACAGCGGCAGGCTTCTAAGTGACCGCCGCCGAGATCGCCTGCCGGAGATGCGCTGCTCAGCCGGGCGAGGTCTGCTGGATGATTCCGGATTGCAGGCTGGCTCCTGGCCAGCTCTTTCACGCCGAGCGGATCGAGGACGCGGCCGCATTCACAACAGTGGCCGATCCGGTGAGCAGGGAAGCGTTTACCGCAGCCGTGCTGGCTGACCCAGATCTGTTCTGATGCCGGTCCGCGCCAGGCGTCCCTGCAAACACGGGGGCTGCAAGGTCCCGGCCGCAGACGGCCGCTTTTGCGTAACCCACGCCGTCGACGCAGCGGCAATCCGGCCCTACGACCGGTGGCGTGGATCGCCGGCGTCCCGCGGCTACGACGCCGACTGGCGCCGGGTACGCAAACAGGCTCTGGAGCGGGACCGGCACCTCTGCCTGGACTGCCTCGCCGCCAAGCGCCTCACACCCGCCACCGAAGTGCACCACCACATATCGATCGAGATCGACCCATCGCGGCGTCTCGACCTCACCAACCTTCGCAGTCTGTGCAAGCCATGTCATTCGGCCATCACAGCGACGCGCGACAGCAGTTTTGCCCGGGCCCATGGAACACAAGTCATACGCGCTCCTTCACGGAGATTGTCTGGAGCAGATGAACGGACTCGACGAGGGGAGCATTGACCTTGTCTGCACCGATCTGCCCTACGGAACCACCGATAACAAGTGGGACAGCGTGATCCCCCTGGATCGCCTCTGGGCTTGCCTCAAGCGAGTCTGCAGGCCGGGCGCCCCGATTGTCCTGTTCACACAGCAGCCGTTCACCACGGCACTTGCGGCGAGCAATCTGAAGCAGCTCCGCACAGAGTGGATATGGCGAAAGTCCAACGCCACCGGCTTCCTGAATGCGAGGAAGTATCCGCTCAAGAAGCACGAGAACATCCTGGTCTTCTGCGATCGGGTTCCGACTTACAACCCGCAGAAAACCGCTGGAGCAAAGCCGTATCCCGGTCGCCGAACAGCCAGCAGCAGTAACTATCGTTTCGTCGACCGGACGGGTAGCGCAGGCAACCAGGATGGGACGCGCTACCCGACCACCATCCTCGAGTTCAACAGCGACCGAGGCCTTCACCCGACGCAGAAGCCGGTCGCTCTGGTGGAGTACCTGATCCGCACCTACAGCAATGAGGGTGACGTGGTCCTCGATTGCACGATGGGCTCAGGCACCGCGGGAGAAGCGGCGCTGAGGTCCCGCCGGCGCTTTGTAGGCATCGAGCGAGACCCAGAATATTTTGCCATTGCCAACAAGCGAATCGGCGAAGCGATCCACGAAAGCGATTCAGGGAAGAGAGTGACCACACAGTGACCATTGCCGCCGCCGATCGCCGCGCCGCCCGCGCCGAATTGTTCCCTCACGTCCTCGAAGCCCTGAAGACCCGCTCGATGATGCGCTATGTCAGCACTCCCGGGAAGATCCGCGCGGCCGCCAAGCAGCTCGCTTTCCGGCTGGTGGCGAATGTTCCGCGGTGAGGTTTGAGCTGTCCGCCGACGTATCCCCGATTTTTACGGTTGCCCGAGCCGGCAGGACGGCGACGGCAACCACCCGATTTCCATTATGCCCAGACCTCGCACCCCTCTCAGCCAGGCCGAAGCCACTGGCGCCGTAGACAAGAACCCGCAGCGCTATCGCGATCGGAAGGCCGCGCCGAAGTATGGCGGCGAGTTGGGCCCCGCGCCCATGCACTTCACCCCGGAGCAGGTGGAACTCTGGCAGGCGATCGTCGATCGCATTCCGGCCGGCGTCCTGGTCGCGGCCGACTGCTACATCGTCGAGCTGACCGTTGTTCTGCTCGGCCGCTTCCGCGATCCGCAGTACCACATGCGCTCGGCCGAGGTTGCCGAGCTGCGCCGCTGCCTGGGAAGCATGGGCCTCACCCCCGCGGACCGAACCCGCGTGACTGGAAGCGATGCCGACGACGAATCTGACGATCCTATCGGCCTCCTCTTCGGAGCTCTCAACTGAAACACCCGCGGAGCCAGGCACGCTCGAGCTGCACGGCCTGGACGTCACGCGCTATGCGCAGCAGGTAGCCTCGGGCGAGATTATCGCCTGCCGATGGGTGCGCCTGGCCTGCGAACGCCACCTGAACGATCTGGAGCGCGCAAAGGGCCCGGAGTACCCGTACCGCTTTGACCTGAAAAAGGCCGGCGCCATCTGTTACTTCATCGAGCTCCTGCCGCACATCGATGGCGACTGGGGATCGCCGACCATTGTGCTCGAGCTCTGGCAGAAGTTCTGGCTGGGCTCGATCTACGGCTGGGTCCGCAAAACAGACGGGATCCGCCGCTTCACCAAGGCGTACGTCTCGGTGCCCCGAAAGAATGCCAAAACCACGGCATTGGCGGGGGTAGGCCTCTACGGTCTTACCTGCGACGGAGAGCCTGGCGCGCAGATCTACAACGGCGCCAACAAGCTCGAGCAGGCAATGCTGCTGTTTGAGCCGGCGCGCCTCATGGTCGAAGCCCGTCGGGACCTGTTCAAGCGCCTCGGCGTGGAGATCCGCGGAGCGAAGGCGCTGTTCGTCAAGAAAACGAACGCCCGCTGGCGGCCGGTAAGTCGCAAGCCCGGGGACGGCGGCGGCGCTCACCTGTTTATCCAGGATGAGTTCCACGAAGCCCTGACCGCGCTGCTCACAGACGCGATGGTCCAGGGCCAGGGCGCCCGCCGGCAACCGCTGTCCGCTTTCATCACTACTGCGGGCACCAACCTCGCCGGCCCCTGCTACTCCTACGAGCAGCAGATCAAGCAGATACTGCTGGGCGTGATCTCGCGTGAGCGAACCTTCGGGATCATATACACGATCGACGAGGAGACCCACACCGACCCGTTCGGCCTGGAGCATCCTCCCGACGACTGGACCAGCCTCGCCGCGGCGATGAAGGCCAACCCGAACTGGGGCGTGTCCGTCATCCCGGACACCTTCCTTGCGGAGCTCGAGGAGGCCATCCAGGACCCGGCCAAGACGGCGGCGTTCAAGACGAAGCGCCTGAACCTCTGGTGCAACGCGGCCAGGGGCTACTTCAACCTGCAGCGCTGGGCCGAGTGCGCCGATCGCACGTTGAAGCCCGAAGATTTCGATGGCCAGGACTGCATCGAGGGCGACGATCTGGCCGCCAAGATCGACCTCTGCGCCCGGGCCAAAGTCTTCCGCCGGGTCGTCGATGGCGTCGAGCACTGGTACGTGTTCTGGCGCTGGTATGTGCCCAGCGCCGTCGCCAGCCGGCCGGAAAACAGCCACTACGGCGAATGGAGAGAGGGCGGCTGGCTCACCGTCACCGAGGGTGACATCACCGACTACCGGGTCATCCTGAAGGACCTGGTCGAGGATGCCGCGCGGTTCAAGATTCGCGAGTTGTGCTTTGACCAGCGTGAATCCGCCAAGCTGACCCAGGACTTTCAGGAAGAGACCGGCGTCGATCTGTTCGAAGTGCCGCAGACCGTCAAGGTTCTTTCCGAGCCCATGAAGTGGCTTCAGGCGCTCATCGTCGACCGCCGGATCCACCACTGCGGCGATCCGATCGGCACCTGGTGCGTATCCAACACCGAAGCCGAACCCGACCACAACAAAAACGTCTTCCCACGGAAGCCCGTGGACGACCGACGCAAGATCGACGGCGTTTCCGCGCTGCTGAACGCCCTTGTCCGCGCCCGCGAGGTTCTTTCCGAGCCGGTGGATGACGGCTTTTACAGCGAGGTCTGGAGCTAAAGAATGTCCCTGCGAAACAGGATGGGCGCGGTGGTGCAGGCGGCGTTCCGCGGCAACCCTCTCGAAAATCCGAATACACCGCTTTCGGCGCCCGCAGCCTGGCTCTACGACCTCTTCAGTGGCGGCCCCACGGCCGCCGGCGTGGCCGTCAACGAAGCCACGGCCATGCAGCTGGCCACCGTGTACTCCTGCGTAAACGTACTTTCCTCGGATGTGAGCAGCCTTCCCCTGAAGGTCTATGAGCGCGTG